CACTACCTAAGACCAATTTGGCAAAGAACAACTGAAAAAGATGCGTTAATTGGAATTTCAATGACAGGTATCGGTTCAGGTGCGGTTTTAGGTTTGAATATGAAATCTGCTGCTAAGGTAGTTAAAGAAGAAAACAAAAGAGTTGCTGAGTTAATAAAGATTAATCCTTCTGCAAGAACAACAACAGTTAAACCTGCGGGAACAACATCTTTAACATTAGGAACATCTTCAGGTATCCACGCTTGGCATAATGATTATTATATCAGAAGAGTTAGAGTTGGAAAGAACGAAGCAATTTATTCACACTTAAAAACTTATCACCCTGAATTAGTTGAAGATGAATACTTTAGACCACATGATACAGCGGTTATTGGAATTCCACAAAAAGCACCTGAGGGGTCAATCTTAAGAAACGAATCACCAATTCAATTATTGGAGAGAGTGAAGAAAGTCCAACAAGAGTGGATTAAACCAGGACATAGAAATGGAAACAATGCACATAACGTATCAGCAACCATCTCAATTAGAGAACATGAGTGGCCTGCGGTTGGTGAGTGGATGTGGGATAACAGAGAAGCATATAACGGACTATCAGTTCTTCCATATGATGGAGGAACGTATATTCAAGCACCATTTGAAGATTGCACAAAAGAAAAGTATGAAGAACTTATGGAAACACTTAAAGATGTTGACTTATCTAAAATTATCGAAATGGATGATGATACTGATTTGAGAGGTGAAGCGGCTTGTGCTGGAGGAGCTTGTGAAATTACATTGGTATAGGATGGAAACACAAAATATAAAAAGGGAGAAGCCAAAACTTCTCCCTTCTCATTTTTATGAGGAAAACGGAAGAAAAGTTTTTACAGAGGAATATCATATAGAAAGAGGATATTGTTGTGGTAATGGTTGTAGACATTGTCCTTTTGAACCAAAGGCTCAAAAGGGTAATATCTATTTAAGAAAAAAATAATCCAAGTATATTTATCACATATGGCAGATGGAGTTACATATGGATTGAATTTCCCATTTCAGGATTCTACGAGAGGGGATTATTTACAACTTACCGAGTTTCAAAGACAAGAAGTCAGGGCTGACTTGATTCATTTGTTGTTAACAAGAAAGGGTTCGAGATATTATCTTCCTGATTTTGGAACAAGACTTTATGAATTTGTGTTCGAACCTTTTGATGGATTAACGTTCAGTGCTATTGAGGCTGACATCAGAGATTCTATTCAAAAGTATATGCCTAATTTATTAGTTAATAAAATATCTATAGAACCTGCAGACCCTGCAAATGAGGCGGATACTCAAACAAATACTGTAACGGTTGGTGATGCTAAAATGTATGACATTTATAGATTACCTGGTAAGGGAACCGCAGATTATACTGCAAAAATTAAAATAGATTATGCAACAAATTCACAAACATTTAGTGAGAGTGATTTTATAATTATCAATATTTAACATAGATGGCAAACCGTAAAATATCATATACTACAAGAGATTATCAGGCAGTAAGAACCGAACTTCTCAATTACGTAAGAACGTATTATCCTGAGTTAATTCAGGATTTTAACGATGCATCGGTATTTTCGGTTTTCATTGATTTGAATGCGGCGATTGCTGATAACCTCAACTATCAGATTGATAGAAGTATACAAGAGACTGTTCTTCAATATGCACAACAAAAATCATCAATCTATAACATCGCCAGAACTTATGGTTTGAAAATACCGGGACAAAGACCATCCGTTGCTTTGGTTGATTTCTCAATTACAGTTCCAGCGTTTGGTGATAAAGAAGATGAGAGATATTTGGGAACATTATTAAGAGGTTCTCAGGTTATTGGTGCGGGTATCGTTTTTGAAAATGTAAACGATATTGATTTTGCATCACCTTACAACTCAGAGGGATTTCCTAATAGACTTAAAATACCAAATTTCAACGCCAACGGAGTTCTTATCAACTACACAATAACAAAAAGAGAAGTTGTTGTTAATGGTATTACAAAAGTATTCAAAAGAGTTATTACACCAAACGATGTAAAACCTTTCTTTGAATTATTCTTACCTGAAAAGAATGTATTAGGTATCACAAGTGTATTGTTGAAAAACGGAACACAATATACCAACGTTCCAACAACCGCAGAATTCTTAGGTTTAGAGAACAGATGGTATGAAGTAGATGCTTTAGCCGAAGATAGAGTATTTGTTGAAGACCCAACAAAAGTATCAGACCAACCAGGTATTAAAGTTGGTAGATATATTCAAACTCAGAATAGATTTATAACAGAATTTACACCTGAAGGATTTAAGAAAATGACTTTTGGTGGAGGAACGAACACAGCACAAGATGCTTTAGACCAATTCACAACAGTTGGTGCAACATTGGACTTACAAAAATATTCAAATAACCTTTCATTAGGTTCTGCGTTGACACCTAATTCAACACTGTTTGTTCAATACAGAGTGGGTGGTGGTTTAGCAACAAACTTAGGAACCAACATTATTAACCAAGTAGGAACAGTAACTTTCTTTGTTAATGGTCCCTCAGAAAACACAAACTCAGCTGTGGTAAACTCTTTGAGATGTAATAACGTTACTGCAGCTATCGGAGGTGCGGGTGTTCCTTCTTTGGAAGAAATTAGAAACTATGTCTCTTTTAACTTCGCGGCACAGAAAAGAGCGGTAACAGTTCAAGACTATGAGTCAATATTGAGAAACATGCCATCACAATACGGTGCTCCTGCAAAGGTATCAATCACTGAAAACGATAATAAAATTTTGATTCAAATATTATCATATGATACATCAGGTAAGTTAACGAGTATTGTTTCAAATACTTTGAGACAAAACATAGCAAACTATCTTTCTAACTATAGAATGATGAATGATTACATTTCAATCCTAAGTGCTGAAGTTATTGATTTAAGTGTAGATGTTTCGATTGTTTTGGACTCAGCACAAAACTCAGGACAAGTTATTTCTGACGTAATTGATAAAGTTTCATCTTACTTTAACCCACAGACAAGACAACTTGGTCAGAACGTATACCTCTCAGAATTGAAAAGTATTATACAAAACTCAAACGGAGTGTTGACAGTAACGAGTGTTGATGTATTCAATGAAGTTGGAGGACAATATTCATCTGCCGAAACATCAATGGTATATTCTAACCCTGAAACAAAGGCAATTGGTCCTGTTGACGATACAATTTTCGCACAACCAAATCAGGTATATCAAATAAGATACCCTAACAAAGATATCAGAGTCTCAGTTAAGAATTTCCAAACAGTAACATTATCTTAACAGGTTTATTTATTTCATTATTGAGTTATAATTCTAATGTGTGTTCCCAAAAAAATTCACATTAACTATTTATAACTAAACATCTTAATGGGTCAATCGTATAGGATTAGGACCGAACTCGGTGTTAACAAGACGATAAACGTTCAAATAGACCAAGAGTTCGAATTTCTTGAGATTTTATCTCTCAAACTTCAACAGGAAGACATATACGTTAGAGCTTGCTCTGATTATGGTGTTCTTGTAGGTAGAGTCACAGCCAATAATGGATTAGGTGTTCCTAATGCCCGAGTTGCTGTTTTTATTCCTATTGATGTTGTTGACCAATCAAATCCAATCATAACATCAATTTATCCTTATAGGTCTGTTGATGATAGAAATGAAGATGGTTATAGATATAACCTACTTCCATATGAGAAATCATATTCAAAACATGCTGCCACAGGAACATTACCATCGAGAATTGATGCGTTAACAGCTACAACAGTTGTGGACATATACGACAAATACTATAAGTTTACAGCGAAGACAAACGAGAGTGGAGACTATATGATTATGGGTGTTCCACTTGGTATTCAAAACATCTTGATGGACGTGGATTTATCTGACATAGGTGAATTCTCTCTAACACCTCAAGATTTGATTAGGATAGGTTTAGCAACAGATGCTCAGGTTGCTGGTGATACTTTTAGAACCTCAACAGACTTAAACTCATTACCACAAATTATTTCAATAAATAAACAGATTGAAATTTCACCACTTTGGGGTGAACCTTCAATTTGTCAAATAGCCATCAACAGATTAGATTTTGATTTAAGAGATGATGCCAATGTTGATATCCAACCAACCTCTGTTTTCATAGGCTCGATTTATTCTACACCTGACACATTAAGAATTAAAGGAGGTAGAGATGGACTGAGCGCAAAATTAAGAGATAATTTTGGAAATTTATGTCAACTGCAAGCAGGACCGGGTCAGATATTAGCAATAAGACAGACAATACAAATTGATTCTGACGGAAATCCAATATTAGAAGAATATAGATTAGAACAAAGTGGGAATATAATCGACGGAAATGGTTCATGGTTAACAGAATTACCAATGAATTTAGATTATATTGTTACTAATGAGTTTGGGGAAAAAGTTTTATCTAATGACCCAACGATTGGTATTCCAACTAAAGCAAAATATAGATTCAAAATTAAATGGCAACAATCTAATGAACTATCAGAGCAAACGAGACGACCATATTATTTAGTTCCAAATGTTAGGGAGTATGGTTGGTCGAACAACGCCTCGGACCCAAATCTTACAGGAGGTAATGATAGATTAGCAAGTTCATATTACTTTGGATTAGATTGGTCAGGATACACAAAAGGTTTTACAAGCACTCAGAGAACTAAAAAATTAGATGAAATGATTGATTGTCAAGATACTTTCTATCAATTCAGTTTTAACAGGGTATATACGGTTTCAGCTTTAATTGACCAGTATAAAAGTGGTGGTAGAGGAAAGTTTGTTGGAATCAAAGAAATCGATAGTAATGAGTGCTCGGACTCTGTTAATAAATTCCCGGTAAACGAAGGATTTAGAAATTTTGATTTTTTATATTTTCTATTTGCAATCATTTTTCAAGTCATACAAATAATAGGTATTCCATTATTGGTTCTTTATCACTTCGTGGCTTGGTTATATAATAATTTTGCTGTAGTTGTGGTTGGTGTTTTAATTGGTTTTGCAACAAAGGCATTAATTCAAACAGGTATTGAAGGGTATGCGTTCATTGTTGCGGCATCAGGTAATCCATTTACGTGGAATATGTTCCTTGCTGCAGGTTCAATCTTTTTAAGATTAGCGTTTTATACATTCCTAATACAACAATTGATTAAAAACTTTGGAAAACTAACTTCTTACAATTTTGACCCTATCAAATTGGCGATGATACAATACCCTGATTGTCAAGCATGTCAGTGTAGCAATGGTAATATTACTCCTTCCACAATAAGTAGGGAGGATGTTCCACCAACTCCATCACAATTAACACAAGTATCTGGGACAGAATCATAT